GTCCTATAAAATGTCTCTCTTTTGAGGGACAATTCAATGAAGTATCACGAAATGACTAAAAACTATATTTTTCGTGAATTTGAATGTGGTTTATCCGTCGAACAAGCTGCTGAACTTTGTTTAAAAACCGTGAGGACGGTCAAAGAATGGGATAGGGGGAAAACCATTCCGCCTGAATGTAAACGGCTGATGAGAATGACAAAAGGAAGGGAGTTAAGCCCATCAGAACAATGGGAACAGTTTAAGATGCATTACGACAGACTGGAGTTGCCTACAGGTCAATTGGTTACAGCTCAACAGGTTTTAACGGGGATAGCTTTGTTAGAGATTGGAGCATTGACTGATTTAGAAGCGGCTGGGCGGATATTAAAATACGCACGAGAGCTAAAAAAGATGATGTAGAAAAGGCTCCGAGAGGAGCCTCTGTTTTAGTCTGTCATTGGTAAGTGTTCTATTACTTTTGGTAATTGAGTAAAAGGACCACCTTCCCAGCCTTCTTCTGGAGTAGTTAGCTTTCGGGCATTTGAAAGAGCTATATTTGTTCTTGTAAGAAAATCGCTAGGTTTAATATTAGTGTAAGAAAACCCAGTTACATAGGACTTTAGAAGCACTTTAAGATATGCTTCTTGTGCTCTTGGGTTTTCTTTTTCATTATTCTTTATTTTTTCTTGTTCTGAAATTGATAGTGAAGATACATCAACATAATGAAGAAGCAGCCAAAGTTCGAAGGCAGGATTAGAAATTATTAAGTCAAACTTTTTTTGTTTGCACAATGATAATGCAGAAGCTAACTTTCTATCTTCCCACTTGTCTTTATCGATTACTACGAAAACTTTATCTATTTCATTATCGTACTCTGGATGGTTGGCTGATATATATGATGATGCGTATTCTACAACTGCATCTGGTGAACTGTTTCCAATGGCAAATTGCGTGTCAGCTTCGTTAGTCTCTATTTGACCACGACGAATAACACACAATTCAATCAACTGTTCAAAGCGTTTACTAATGTTATCTTTATATTCATTAAAGTAAGCTACAATACCATTAAAGTAATCAACTTCGGTCGAAACTCCTTCTGGGGCAATTATCACTTTTTCAGCAGTAAATTGCTCTGACTTTCTTTCACGTGAAGTTTTACTCCTTGCCATCATAAAGCTCCTTTATAATAGATTTAGCCACTTTATAATTGACGACAGCACCATATCGACCATTTAAATAGTCTTTAATTAAGCATTTGTCATTACGAATATCTAATGCATATTCATCGAGAGCATAAAGGAGAGTGCTTCCATCGTGTTCCTTTTGGACAAACCAAATTTCGTCTTTTCGAAGAAATTCTTGCTCCATAACTCCAGTATCGTGTGTAGTAACAATTAACTGTCCATTAGGATTAACTTTTTCATTATAGAAGAATTCTAAAAGTATCTTTATTATTATTGGATGAATACTTCGGTCGATTTCGTCAATAACAAAGACTTTATTATGATAAATTGCTTTGTATATGGCAGGTATTAGATCGATTAATCTTCTAGTGCCATCCGAGAGCTCATTATAAGAGAAGAAGGATTTTTTTGCATTTTTAGCACTGTTTTTGAATACAACCTCATCAATCCTCTCTACTTTATTATCTCTCCCTACAATTATATTTAATCTACGAGTCGGTAGGTTTAATACAAATCCCCATTTCTCATCAGAGTCGTCAATATCATCGTCTATTATTTGTTGAATTTTATTTTTTAATCCGTCATCTAATTCATCTAGTTGATGTTGAGAAACATCAATTCCATTTATACCCGTATCAAATGCTTTTAAAAAAGTTTCATAAAACTTTTTTGAATTCTCATCACCAATCAAATCATCTTCAAATTGAATATAAGAAGAGTTTGGGCTAATGATTCCAAGTGAACCCAAAAACCATCGTACAGATTCTTTGATATAGTTTAGAAGTTCTTCTATTTGTTCATCTTCTTTTTTTATTAACTCTGACATGAATAATTTTTGTTCATCTCTTGAGCGAAATAAGAATTTTAGATATAAATTACTTTCTGAATCTAATTTGTCTGCTATTTTACTATTAACTTCTAGCTTGTAGTCGGTATCAGAACCATATCTATAAATAAAATCTTCTTTTTCATCAATGGTATATAGCCATTCTTCTATGATTTTTCCCGATTTATAAGAAAAGCCAAAAGCGTAAGCGGCACCATTAATTATATATTCATATTCGAAGGTAGAAGGTTTTGAGGAATCAAAAGGAACAATAGGAACCCGTCTATCGTCTTGTAAAAGTTCTGATACTAATTCCATTGCCTCGCATAAGTTTGATTTACCGGAGGCGTTTGCACCATAGATAAGAGCGCCGCGAAGTGTTGAAAACCCAGCATTTTTAGAAACATGATGTGTGTGTCTGCGAACGCTTCCTGATGGAGTTAAGTTTAACGAAACTTCGTCATTTATTGACTTAAAGTTACTGGTATTGAAACGTATTAACATACGATGCTCCTGACGATTTTTTCGTCGTACTGACAGTTCTTAATGCTTAATATAACAAAAAAATACTGGAATAGATCAGCTAGTGACGAAAAATTCGTAGAGAGTCATGGATATAACTGAAAAGTAAAGTGAGAGCTGAGACCTATATAGGTAGATAATCAAAAGATATGCATGCATCTCTGTTAACCACGTTGAAGCTTATAAAAGCTAATTTCAATAACGCACTGAACAGAAATGATATGCTACTATGCACTAATTTTTCATGAGTGAGGAATAAAAAGTGCCTGAATTACTGATACTTATATCCTTGGCGTGTATTGTGTATATATTCACAAAGAAGGGTAAGAAACCTAAACGTCGGCTTAACGAATGGGAACAAGGTGCAGCGGTAAGAAGACCGAACAGCGTGCATTCGTTTGAACCAAAAGTTGTAGAAAAGAACCCAAAGATAGCCGAAGTACCTCTGCCGGACGCTAGCAATAAGACTAATTCTGTACCTCACAAGAAAAGTACATACTTGTCTACCAAGACAGAGCGCAGATTCTATAAAGTGTTGCAGGAGCTCATACCTGATGAATACGTAATTCATAGCCAAGTTTCATTGATGGCATTGGTTCAACCGACCAATTTTAAAGATAACTCTCGAACTTGGGCTAAGAGAATGGATTACGTAATCACAGACAGAGATACCAAAGTATTGGCTGTCATAGAGTTAGATGACTCATCTCATAGGCAAAAGAAAAGACAAGAGCGAGATATATACGTAAACAACGCACTCAAAGGGCACCATCCACTTCTTCGTTTCGAGGCTAAAAGTAGCTACGACAAAAACCACGTAGCTACAGTAATAGAACGAGATACTTTGATAAAATGCCGAGAATTTAAAAGTGTATTGCAATACAGCTAAAGCAAAGCCGAACAGTATTTGTTCGGCTTACTTTTAACTAAAGTATCGTGGTTCTTATCGTTACTTTAAGTTCTTTATCTACCGTATTGGTCTTTTCTGACCTGAATAGAGCACCGAGTAACGGAACATCCATTAACACCGGAACGCCGCTTACAGAGTCGCGTTGCTCTTGGGAAATCAAACCACCCAAAGAGATCGTTTGGCGGTCTTTGACCTTGACCACTGTTTGCAGTGTTCGAGTATTAGTGATGATGTCGGATGCGATAGAGGAATCCGTTACCGAGTCGGATTTTTGCATAATCTGCAACACAACATGATCACCAATTACATGCGGTACTACCTCAAGTGACACGCCCACATCCTTACGCTCAATTTGCTGGACTCGATTACCGCCGTCAGTTACCTCAGATGAAGTGAGGAACGGCACGTTCTGACCAACCGTGATATAACCGCGCTCCCTGTCCATAATGAACATGTTTGGTCGTGATAAGAGCTTAGTATTCTGATTCTTAGACACGGCTTTAATAAGCGCATTGAAATCGCCGCCCTCATAGAACAACAGGTTATCAACGGCTTTCTTAATTGCAGTAGGCTGAGAAACAAAGCCAGCCTCACTCAGTGCTAAGTCCATATTTACGCCGACTTCCTGAGAATCACCAAGCTCAGTTTCAGTAATTACCGCCTCGATAAAGACTTGCTTTTGTGGTCTATCAATCCCTTTGATGAGCACATCAATATGCTTCAATTGGTTCTCAGAGCCTGTCACGATAATGCTGTTTGTGGTCGGTAGCACCTCAACTTTGTAATTTTTAATCGCTTTGTTGTTCAGTGTCTGATTCTGAGTTGCAGCAAGCATCGAGGAAATCAAATCAACGACCTTGGTATTTCGAACGTTCTCAAAGAAGTACAACTTCACTTGTGAGGGTTCGAACGTTTCCACCTTGTTAGCATCAGCAATGATGGTAAAGACACCGTGGTCATGTGTAAGCTCGTAGCCGTGCGCACGAAGTACCGAAAGGAAAAAGGCAGGATAGTCCTCATCTTTCAAATCCGGTGCGGTAAAGCTGACCTCACCAGTGACACCATGACCGAGCACAACTGTGTTTCCAGTATGAACCGAGAACCACGATGCAAAGTCTCCAATCGGTGTGTTCTTTGCCTCAAAAGGCGCAGAGCTTGCGGCAAAAGAAGGCGAGCTGAGCAGGGCGAACGTAAGCAGTAAATTGGTAATGCTGGATGTGGAAAAGTTGGAACAAGCCGTTGTTTGTTTCTCAACTTTACCACAGCGCATGGTCAGTAATGAGCTCGCAAACAGTGAGCCTCTGGCGCAATAAAATTCTTTTTGTTTTTTTGAAAGAAAAGCTGTGAGTTTTGCGATTATCCATGACATAAAGCGCACCTTTTTCCCTAGCACATGACTTTGAATGATTGACCGTTGCCACTCACCGTAATGGAGCAAGAGCCGTTAGATTGAGCCGTAAAGCCTTTTGCGTATAGTTGCGACGACGACAGGCGTACATCGTCCTTAACCAACACAAAAGACGGGGCAACGTTTGGGGGATTCATTGACGATTCGATTCGATAGCCGTCGAGCAAGTCACTCAATGACTCGCGAGGCACCGCTGTTTGAGCCGTTTCGGGTTCCGTCGACATGTTCGGCGTGCCAACTAAGGTGAACACCGCAAACGAGACGGCGACACCTGCCGCAAACACACTGAATCGAGAATATTTTCGGAGATAGATTTTCGTAATGCGCATGATATTTCTCAACGTATACGGGACAGTGTAACGTCCGTGGGTATAGTAGGGCGGCAATACTGAAAAAACGCCGTCCTCATAGTTGTTCCTAAACATCTGCTTAGTGTCGTAAGAACTGTATAAGTCCGTACCCCAGAGCATCCATTTATCGACGGTGAGCGAGTTCGCGTTGTCACCATACTTCACAATGCCAACGTGCAACTTGGGCATTTTCAACTTGAGTTGACCGAGCGTCAGAACGGATACCGCAGTCGAGATGATAGGGACTTGAAGACGGTCTAAGCGGCGACAAAATACGGTGTGTTCAGCCAGTGCGAGACGTGCTTGTTTATCAACAATCGAAATGTCTTGAACGATGAAAATGACATCCCACCCAAGCTTTCGAATATGCAAAAGGTGATCAATTAACTTTTGTCGATTCTTGTCGTTCCATGTGCGCGAGTTAAACCACGTTCCGCACTCATCGAGCACAATCAAGCCGTCTTTTTTAGTGTCATAGCTTTTGTTTGCCGAACCAATCACCATCAAATCTTCCACTTGAGGCTTGTCCGGTAAGCGATAAAGGCGAGTGTTGCGCTTATCGCGTCCAAGCATTTCTTTCAAGTTGATATCGAGGTTTGTCGCCACAGGCACACCGCGCATAAATGCCTCACGAATCTTACCGACTGCCGTTAGTGTTTTACCTGAGCCGAGCTTACCCGTGACAAAGTAGACCGATGCCATTACGCCGCCCTCACAATCGCGTAGAACTTCCACTCCCACACCCAACGCAACAGACGCGCCGAGTAAATCGCACTCACACAAGGAATTGCGTTGTTAGGAATGAACATGCCAGCAGTTTGTGACCAAAACGGGGGTGTGACGTAAGAAAGCCCAGTGGCAAGCGTATAAATGGCAAGAGTGAGTGCGAGAGTAAGCCCAATCAATAAGGTAATAATCACCAAGTTAATCGTGACGTTGCGTGCCTTGGCGATGAAGAACCAACCAAACAGAGTCGTCGCTATTTGTGCAATAAACGCGACCAAAGCAGGTAAACGCAGTGCCGCACTAATGCCTGAAACAATAGGTAATAGCTGAATCATTAGTAATATCTCCCCGAACCTGGCTTGTTACTTGGTACAGGCGTGACCTCTGTCAGCAGGATTTCAACAAGGGTCTTAATCGTGTAGATGTAAATCAGAATGGAAAGGAGCATTTTCAACTTATGAGAGAACTCACAAGAGATGGAAACATTCCCACCATTGAGCGTTGGTAAAGAAAGCCGCATACATTGGCTAGGCTGTGGAAGCAAGTTAAGGAATGAATCAGAAACCGCGGTAATATGCGCCTCAGATTCAGCCGTAATATTCTTTTCGAGCAAATCATTTGCCGCACCAACAACCGTAGATTCATAAGAGCCTAAGGCACCGGAAACAATCGAATCCGCTTGAGTTAATGCATCACCAACAAAGTTACTATCCACCCCATGAGGACTTTCACAGAATCTATTCTCAGGAGTAGGTACACATGGTTTTAAATCGTCTAGCTTATCCGAAAGCTCATCAAACCCTTGTTGGTTGGTTTGCTGCAAATCTCCAAGGTCACTAGACAGTTGACCAAAACCATTACTTAACTGGTTGTTCGCCGAAGTCAGCAAACGGTTTGTATTGTTGCCAATATCAGACAACATATCGGACTGACCTTGAATCGCATTCGCTACATGGTTTGCATTATCGACGACAGTATCCGTATTCAAATCAACCGACGCCTTGAGCGCATCGAGAGCGGATTTAGTTTCAGCCTGATTCTTGTTCATATCGTTATTGATGCCAGTTAGCTGTGCATTCAAATCACTATTCATGGATTTAATAGCGGCGAGGGTATCAATAGTATTATCGACATCAGGCTCAGGTTTATCGGGGTCGGTCGAACCCGTACCATCACCACCGGAAGCACCGCCACCTGGTTTATCAGGGTCGCCTAAATCACCACCCGTTGGAGGGTCGATATCGGTATCAGTGGCACAAGCTGGCCAATTAGGACCGCCAATAACACAAGATTCTGGCTTGGGAGTGTCACACCAGTTGTTTTCTGGTCTACAGCACGTACCGTACCTAGGGTCCCAGTCCGGCGAGTCAGGTGTACATTCTTCAGGCTCTGGGTCTTTACATGCAGGCCAATCAGGTGAATCAGGGGTACATTGCTGAGTAGGAGGTGGACAGCTCATATCAAGATACTCGTCCTCATCCCGACAAATGATATTGGCTTGATAGCCGGGCCCCTTTGCTGAACATGATTGAGAGTAATCACTCATTTGCTGAATTGTGTTGGGGCGACTACAGAACGGCGGAGGAGGCGGCTCCTTACAAACCCCATCAATTAGCTCTTGACCATCAGGACAGCCACCAGAAACGGGAATTAAATCAACTCTCGACCAATCTTCATTCCATCTTCCACTCTTAAAATATCGGTGTTTAACCTCAAGACTATAGCTACCAGAACGTTGATTAATAACAGCGTGCTCTCTTCCATCAATCATAAAGGAGCGCCCAACACAACTGCCTACGCCTTGAGGGTCGACATAACTCCCAGAGCTAATACCAAAACAATTAGAAAAAACGGCAATGTAACCACTCCAACCGTGAACTTTCATTACGGACGCATTAGCACTAAACGAAACACTCAGCAAAATAACCAGTGACGCAATGCTTTGTTTAATACTCATTTATTTTCCTCATAAAAAACGCCCCCATTCGGAGGCGTTGACCAATGGGTGTATAAAGCAACTGTTAGAATTACGTTGCTTTGTTTGCACCTTTCTTGAATAGCTTGATGCCGATGAAGCCGACTGTCATTGGCACGGCGATGCCCCATGTCGAGGTGAGCATTTCAGTGACGTAACTTGCCAGCGTGCTAAAGGCTTGTGTTGCCACTTCTGGAAGTGCTGCATTGGCAGAAGATGCTGCCATGAGAAGTGCACCACCAAATGCCGCACGTTTTGCTGTTACTACTGCGCCAGCCTTAGCCATTGCTGCGCGTACTTTGCTTTGCTTTTCCATAGTCTTATTTCCTATGTTATGGTTTATGAAGAAGTTGAAACCTCAGCCGCTTTCTTGAATCCGAGAATGTGGAAGCCAATCGAGAAGCCAAGGATAAAGGCTGTCGCGAAACAGCCGAGCATGAACTCTGATGACAGCATTTATCTTTGTCCTCCGACCATCCAACCGAGCGCAACTAACAAGAAACAAATGCCTAAGAACACCATTAACTGAAAGTTATCGAGTCGAGCCATTAGCTCTGTAAATTGCGTCTCGGTCATGATTTAACCCTTACTTTTCGTTTAATTGAGGTAGGGCGTAGAGGTGGAAACCGTCGATAGAGACGTGTTTACCCTCATCGTTGCCAAAGCTGAACTTCTTGTGTTCCACATCAAACATCATGCGATTACCCACACAACGCTTGAGCAGTTCGCCAGCCTTGCCGTTTTCCCAAAGCTCAGGAGAGACACGCACTTCAATAGTGTCCGTTGGATTGGTCGTGATAAGACGCAGCTTGCCGTTTTGCTTTTGTTCGCCGTTACGGTCTGTTTTGGTTTCTTGAACGATGTCCGAAACATCTAGAATTAAACCTTCCATTCTCATAGTGTTTTGCCCTTATTTTTACGTTGTTGGTTAGTTGAAAATTGAAATGACAGTTATTGACACAAGTCCAAGGGAAATTAATGCATCATGTCGGGCGGGGCTGCGCCCACCCAACACGACGCATTAATTTCCTGAGGGTCGGTGAGCAACAGCGCTTCCATTTCGTCATAGAGCGCTAGGTGTTTTTCGTATTGCTCGTAAAGGTCGTCATACATACGCTCGTATTCTTTTTCACGTTCTAGCGCGTCGAAGTAATCGACCACGTTAGACATGATGCCTTGTTGAGCACGGATGAATTGCTCTTTGTTCTCGGTCTTCCAAGTACGGAAGCGAGTCGCGATAAAAATCTTATGGAACATCAAGCCATTCAAACGCGCTTGAGCCATATCGCCGTATCGAGTCGATGAGTATTCACCGCCCGAAGCAATCAGTTTTTCGATAGAGGTTGAAACGGAATATTCCGCTTTTACTGGTTGGTCTTTGCGCTTAACGAACACACCGCCCATTGCGTAACAAAACGCTTTCCAGTCGCCCTCATCAGCAGAGCGGCGAACCTTTTCTAATAGAAAGTGTTCGTCTTGAGATAAATCTGTAAACAAAGCATCGTCCTCTTTGAATTCATCACGAAGACGACGAAGCTCACGCCATACCGTGACAGATGGACCACCAATAAATTGAAATTGACGAATTTGATTCACACGCGCCCAAGTTACGACACGTTCTGCCGCATCTGAGCCAGACAAAGACGAACCTTTGTCAGAATCAATGTGTTGACCGTCGATGTTTTTGCTCAGGTACTTAGCGACATAGCCAACAGCTGAACCTTGCGACCAGTCGATAACCTCCGCTTTGAAACGAGCTTTCTTTGCGCCTTTTTCGTCTGGCGAGTCAGCCATAGCAAGACGACGAAACTCAGACGTCACAAATTTGCGTGCGGATTTTTCCATGAACAGCAACAAGTGGTGATGCGGCGTGCCGTCTTGGTGAGGCTCAACAATACGCATCCCGTAAACCTTGATTTTGCTCTTATCAATCGACTTACGAAGATTCGCCCAAACGCCCATTAGGTAAGCGTGAGCTGCTTTCGCGTCAGGCTTGCCAGCCTCAAGCCATTTAGGGTTGATGTCACCCTTAGAAACAGAGTGAAAACGAGACGGAGCTGTTACCGTGAAGAACACCGCATCGTGATTCGATTCTTGAGCGATTTCCTCAAAGCCACGCAGACGAACAAACATTTCAGCGCGGCGAATCTCAGCGTTAGAAACCGACTTAGCCGATAACTCACTGAGTGTGAAGTAGTTAGACGGGTCAGCCTCATCGTAAGCAATCGTGTTTTCTAGCGCGATGCGGTTAGACGTATTGCGATCACGTTGACGGTTTAGAGAAAAATCCGAGCAGTAAACTTGCTTACGGCGTTGAACAAGCGCTAAATCACGCGCAACACATTCAACCTCGTAAGCACATTTACGGCGCAGTTGACGAACAAGCCAATGCTCATCAAGAGCACGGTTCACCAATGCGAAAAGTTCACAGTTGTTTTCTGCGTATTGAATTTGCTCAGGTGAGAATGCCAAGCCTAATGAATCAAGAAGCTGACATGCTTTATCAAAACGCGCTTGTGATTCTTCAAGTGGAATTGCACTTAACACGCGAGAAAAGTCGCGTGATTTGCGCTTGGCTAGATTGGTAATTTGCTCATCTGACATCGCGTAGCTGTAGCCGTGCTCAGTCAAACGGTCGTGAGCGTCGTTAACTGCGCGTACAGCTTCCAGAGCGTTGCGTGTTTTCAGAATGTCGGTGTAAGCGCGTGTCATGTGTCGAGCGAAGTCACCGTTACGGTGTAATGATTTCGGCAAGTCCAAACAAGGGTTAGAAGTAGGGCGCTCAATAAAATCTGACAGGTCGTGTGAGTAGATTGACGCACTCATTGCCGATTTCACAGCCGACGGAATGAAATCCTCAGGCGTTGTGAATCTGTGGTCGACGTACTCAAAACGATGGTCGAATAAGTTATCAGGAATGTGCTCACAAGAAGCCCAAGAATGGACAGGAACAAAATCAATCCATTCTTGTTTGCCTGATGCCAAATCAATAACAAGTTCACGCATTATTGAGCCTCAAGCTCTGAGTAGAATTTACGCTTTTCATCTTTGCCAGAGCAATGTGAAACGACCAGATACTCGTAAACGGTGACGCGACCGTCAGAGGCATAGTCGCGAGCCAAATCACCACAAAACTCATGGTCAAGATAAAACGCAAAAGTTTCGTAATCGTCGTATGGGATTTCAAACGAGTCATAGATAAGGGAACCAAAGAAGTAAATAGCCGCCGCAATAACCGAGGCAAGGAATAAATTCCAAGCATGATTCAGATATATTTCGAGATTTTTGGTGTTGAAGACTTCTGACATAACAACCACCTTGACTAGTTGAGAGAGCGACCGCCAAAGCCAAGCGCGAAAGCGTCAAGGGCAAACGCCCAGAGCTAGGCGGTCTTAATTGCGATTTATGGCAATCCTAGTTGCGAAGAATGGCAACTGCAAGATGCGATTTATGGCAACTTTGTGGCTACAATGAGAAGAAATGGAGGTTCTTATGTACACAGCTGAACTAATTAACGCCTACAAAAAGGCGAAAAACTACGTACAAGATAAGCAGGTTGCGCACGATTTGAATCTAGACCCGCCGAAGATTAGTAAAATTCGCAAAGGTGTTAGACAACTTACTGATGAAGAAGCAGTTTTTCTCGCACACGGCGCAGGTATAGACCCTGAGATCGCGTTACTAGGATGTCACGCTGATCGCAATGAAAATCCAGCGATAAAAAGCATGTGGGAAAGCATTGCAAAAAAGTATAACGGACTTGGATTATCAAGCATTTCAATGGTTTGTGCCGGATTGGCTTTAGTGATTGCAAGTCCACAGGAATCTCTACTACAGTGCGCATTATATGTGTTATGTTAAATACGGTGTGCTCGTACGCCAAATGTTGCCAATGAGCACTCCTATTCCCCTGTGGATTTGAAATTTAAGGTCTCCATCATAACCATTAAACATAATGGCTATTTACCATAAAATACTTAATATAGATCTTAATAATCTATCGATTGTTAAGATCTATATTAATGCTTTTTC